CAACGATGGCAGTTGCGATATTGCCGTTTATTTGCAACTGACCGAGCGCGTGATCGTCAAACAGATTGACGCCGGTCTGCACGTGGAGCATTTTCCTGAACCGCCGCTGCCGGAGCCGGTGGAAAGGCCGCGTGAACTATACCTGCACGGCGAGTTAGTGAGTCAGTGGCATGAGTGAGCTGACCGCGTTTGATAACCGTATCGATGCACTGATTGCAGCGCTTTCACCACAGCGCCGAAAAGCTTTAGCGACAGAGATTGCAAAGCGTCTGCGCAAACACCAACAGCAGCGCATCAAGCGGCAGGTTACCCCGGAAGGGAAGCCATTCACCCCAAGACAGGATCAGATCCTCCGCAGCAAAAAAGGACGACTCAAGCGTGAGATGTTTAGCAAGCTGCGCACGGCCAAGTACATGAAGGCCAAAGGCTCAAATAATGATGCGGTGGTGGAGTTCACTAGCAGAGTTAAACGAATGGCTGAAGTGCATCAGTACGGCCTGCGAGATCGTCCGAACGTCTGGGCTAAAGAAGCGCCTTACCCTTCGCGCCCGCTGCTGGGACTGGATGCAGAAGATTTGAAGATTGTGGAAGATGAATTGCTAAATGTATTAGCTCAGGCTCGACCTGAAACAACTGCGGCAAAGAGCCAAACCTAATCTGAAAGGCAGCTCTGTGCCAAAAGCGGACGTTGCCACATCACCAAATACTCAATGGAATGCTCAAACTGGTACTGGAGGCACTTATACTAGCAAAGGTAATCCTGCTAACTGGGTTTCTTATGAAGTAAGAGACGGAGTGAGAGTAAGGAGAGTAAGGGTTGTTTATCAACCAGCCACAGGAAAGGTTGTTACAGCTTCTCCTGATAATGCGCCAGTGCCAAGTAGCTTTAAAAAAATACAAGGTAATTAAATGACTGAATTAGATGAAAAAATAAAATATTTTGGCAGTCTTTTTAAGAATCGCCTAGATAATGAATTACTTCAGGATGCAATTAATTATGTAGATCATGGTGAGAGGAGATTAGCCTTCGAAACAGTTTGTGATCATCTAAGTGAATATGAGGTACCGATAAACAAGGCAGAATATGATTTAGCTATATTTATTTGTAATGGGCTTAAAATAGATGCTGATGATATTAGTTTAAGACATTTAAAAGCATTAATTACATGATAGGGGATTCGGCCTGCGGCCACAGCAGAAAGGCTTTATGCCCATCCGGCTGCATCAGGCTGCGCCGGGTCACAGTCGCAGGCTCCTTCTCGTCTCGCCCGTTTACCCCACCCGCCCCAGTTATGTGTGGTCATGCAAAGTCAAACCCCGGTCTGGCAGGTGTGCCACAGAGCGCCGTGCCGTCGCTTGCGGGCCTCGCTGACCTGCTCCTCGTTGATTATCATTTTGTATGTAAGCATTGCGGCACTCAGTTTGTATTAGGAGCTGAAACATATCATGGCAGTGGTGGCTATTGGTCACCCGAGAATGAAAAACCATACGCAACATATGACGAAATATCGTCCTTGGTAGCCAAGACTAGTTGTTGTGGACTGCTTTGGGCCAAGGGCGGACGTGGCCAACTTCATCCTTTGTTAAATAAAGGGGAGCAGGTCAGGCCAGCGTAGAACCCCTAAATGCGGGTTTGAGCATTGATAACCGCAGGTCGCTACAGGGAGTTGACTTCAAAGATAGATCGATACCAAGAGAGATAGTCTGAAGCGCGCAGGGCCTCAACTGCGAGGATATCTGACATTTGTACGTCAATGACTACGATACCCGCCATTGCAGCTTCAATGGCAATCTTGCTAATAGCTGTCTGGATGTCACCGCGGCCTCTAAGACTAAGGTGTAACGTCACATCCGAGAGGGATACTTCAATAAAAATACCCGCCCCACCAACGATGGCGGTGTCATCCGCCTGCCATATAAGTCCAGGGAATAGTTGTTCGGCATATGCCTTGTAGTTCGATCGTGCGAAGGAACTGTCCTGCTCTAGTTCACCGATCGAATTCACTACACCCGTTGCTTTTACCAGCACGAAGTCAAGACTCATTATTTATTCCGACTTACTTTCATGAACGGACATTTTAACTTTTCCTGGCCAATAAGTTCCATCAACTCTTTGGCCTGATGCTGAATCGACCAGCCGGTCAGAAACGTCGGCGACGGAATAATCGCGTTCCGTTATCTGATGAACGGCTTCTTCCTTAAATTCAGGTGTAAATCGTGGTGTGCCCATTCGCCCCACCTATGCTCAAACTATAAGGCAGGATCGTCTACCGGGGTGGAGTTGTAAGTATCCCGGTAAACCGGACTATTCCCTTCTGGAGATCTTCCGGTATGTGGATTGGATTACCCTTAAAGCGAACTTCCCCTCATCGCTCACAGCGGACCTTGCCACGCGCGCAGGACTTTCATCTATCTAAATAATCCAATTCCATTGTTCATCAGGTTGATAAAATCATCAAACACGGGTGCACCTAAATCCGTCAGCACTTTAGCCTTAGCATCGCGTCCAATACCTATAAAGGGCAGGTTGAGATTGTTTGCAGCTTTTAAGTCCCATAATCCATCACCTATTGATATCACCGAATGCTTATGTGCAGCCGGAAATTTTTTACTACCCAAACGAATAGCTTCCCGCACGATCTCTTCGCGAGTTCTAAACTCTGATGCGGTAACCAAATCAACCTTTTCAGCGTCCACGCCTACTGCCGCCAGTTTTTTCACGGCACCAAACCGTAGGCTACCAGTGGCAAAAACAACGCTCCAAGAATGATCCTTTAACCACTGCAGGAAAACAGCGGCACCGGTAATTTCAGTGAAAGGTCTCGATGCAATTTCATGCTCAAGCGCGCAGCGATACTGGTATTCCAGCTCGGATAAATCAGGGCGACTTTCATAATGCGCCTCTTCCCAGGCTTCTTCGAAAATAGCGCTATCCGTGTGGTGGGTGTAGTCGCCCCAGTTTGTTCTGAGGTTTGGGAAAGAAAAGGTGCGTAGGGCGATTTCGAATGCACGTTGATGTTGCTCAACGCTGTCGGTCAGCGTGCCATCAATATCAAATATTACGATCCCTGAATCTACTTTATTCATTAACTCATTCCATCACGACAAAAAGTTTTATTCGTTGGGTTAGATAGTAATATCAACATATACCTGACATTCCGCTATTTATAGTAATTTATTCGCAATTAGAAATTCGTTTAATGGAAAAGCAACCCTTTCCATGAATTTTTGGCTCAGGAAAATTAATGTCTGTTTTTCGCTCAAAGCCGACTGTCAGATTTGTTGATGTTCTACCTACGAAATTTGTCAGCTCAAGTTAGAGTTAATATTCCTAAGTCAGTGATCCCCACGTTGTGCCACCCGCCATCAACCCGCCCCAAATTGTATGCCGCCTGACAGGGCGGCATTCTTTTATCCATGAATACATCCATTCCCAAACACGACATTCCGCGCCTGCTGCGCAATCTGATCCGCATTGGCACCGTTGCCGAGGTGGATTTAGTTGCGGGCACCTGTCGCGTGAACACCGGCGGCAACGTCACCGACTGGTTGCACTGGTTAACATCCCGCGCGGGGCGTTCCCGTTCATGGTGGGCACCGTCCGCCGGTGAGCAGGTCCTGCTGTTCTGCCTGGGCGGTGAGCTGGATACCGCCTTTGTGATGCCCGGCGTTTTCTCTGATGAATTTCCCGCCCCGTCCGCCTCGGCGGATGCCGTACACGTCACTTTCCCCGACGGCGCGGTGATCGAGTACGAGCCGAAGACCGGCGCGCTGCTGGCAACCGGCATTAAGTCTGCAACGGTGAACGCTGCCGATAAGGTGGCGGTGACTGCTCCGTTGATTACCTGCACGGCGAAAACCCGCATCACGCTCGACACGCCGGAAGTGGTCTGCACTAACAAACTCACCACCGCCACCATCGAGATTAAAAAGGGCGGCACCATGACCGGGAACCTCACCCATTCAGGCGGCAGCATCACGTCAAACGGCGTAGTTGTGCATACCCATAAACACGGCGGCGTCCAGACGGGCGGCGGTCAAACGCAGGTGCCGTCATGAGTAACGCAAAATACATTGGGCTGGCTCGCGATACGGGGGGCAGTGTCGAAGACCTGGCGCACATCCAGCAGTCGGTCAGCGACATTCTGCGCACGCCCGTCGGTTCCCGCGTCATGCGCCGTGACTATGGTTCACTGCTGTCTGAACTGACTGACCGCCCGCAGAACGCGGCGCTGCGGCTGCAAATAAGGCGGCCTGTTACAGCGCGATCCTCAAGTGGGAGCCGCGCGTCAGCCTCACCGGTATCACCTTTGAAACGACGTTCGACGGGAAAGCGGTGGTTGAACTCACCGGCATCCGCAAAGACACGTCCGCCGCCATCTCCTTAACCCTTCCAGTGAGCTGAATTATGGCAACTATCGACCTGAGCCAGTTACCCGCCCCCGACGTGGTGGAGGTACTGGATTATGAAATTCTGCTGGCGGAGCGCAAAGCCACGCTGGTGTCGCTGTACCCCGAAGACCAGCAGGCCGCCATCGCCCGCACGCTGACGCTGGAGTCCGAGCCGATTGTGAAACTGCTGGAGGAGAACGCCTACCGCGAAGTGATCCTGCGTCAGCGGGTTAACGAGGCGGCGCAGGCCGTGATGCTGGCCTACGCCACCGGCGCAGACCTGGACAACATCGCCGCCACGTTCAGCGTGGAACGCCTGACCATCACGCCTGCGGATAAAGTCAGCGTGCCCGCCGTGGCGGCGGTGATGGAAAGCGATGCCGATTTGCGTATCCGCGCGCAGCAGGCGTTTGAAGGGCTGAGCGTGGCGGGTCCGGTCGGCGCGTATGAGTATCACGGGCGCTCTGCCGAC